CGAAATATAATCCGTTCAGCTACATTAGGATAAATAAAACAAAATCAGTATAAATTAATTTTAAAATAAAAAACGATGGCTAAATTAGATACTATAGAATTATTCATTGATGAAAATACCGATAAAGACGGCATTGAAGCATTAAGTTTAGTAAAGTTTCCTGCTACTGAAGAAACGTGGGTAGCTTTAAATAATCATAGAATAGAATTTAAATCTATTGATGATGAAAAACGAATCATTATAGGTTTGGCTTTAGTTCCTGATAAACTTATTTATAGAAGAAATGGTGATTATGAATATAACATTACATTTTCAAAAGATACAGTAAATAAGGCAGCAAGATTATATTTAAAAAAGTTAAATAATAACAACGCTACTTTAGAACATAAAACAGAAGTTGAAGGTGTTTCAGTTGTTGAATCTTGGACAGTTGAAAATCCTAAAATGGATAAAACTGCTTTGTATGATTTAAACGCTACAGAAGGTTCTTGGGCGGTTATTATGAGTATTGATAATGACAAAGTTTGGGCAGAAATTAAAAACGGAACTTATTTAGGCATAAGTGTTGAAGGTTATTTTAGTGATGAACAAAAACTATCTGCTCAAAATAAAGAATTAGAATTGATTGAAAAAATTAAAGAAATAATTTCAAGAAATGAATAAAAAACTAAAAGTAACATCGCCAAAAGGTGGTAAACGTGGGTGCTTGTGTAAAGATAACACGTACAACTCTAAATGCTGCACCGGTGAATTGCGTGCGCAAGGTATAGGTAGTTTAGTAGGTCAAGGTAACGAACCTGCACCAAACTAATTTATAACAATTTAGCACTTTTTTGTAAATTATCAGCTGCCCATAATGGTTGAAAATTAGTATAATGATTTAACAATATTACTTCTTCTTCCGTTTTAGCTAAAGCTAATGGCTTAATGTGGTCTAAATGCCATTTACCATAATTATTAAAAGACATATTTTCAGTAAACTTGTTTTGTATAAATTTTTTAAATTCATCTAAAGAACAACCAAGTATTTCTTCTGATTTATATTTTTTAGTCCAATTATTATATTTTTTTCTATTGAAACTACTGCTAATTAAAGTTCTAACATTGCTTTTAAATTTAAAAATTTCATCTGTTCTTTTTCTTTGTTTTTGATAAAAAGTTCTTTGTTGTTTTATAATAAATTTTTCATCTCCAAACTTATTTCTGTATATTTTGTTTTTATCTACATTACAATTTTTACAAAAATTAATTTTAATTTCTTTTTCAAAAAATAAAAGTTCAATATCATTAATATGCCTTTCTATTTTACAGCATTTACATTTAAAAATATAATTATTTTCAATTAAATATAATTTAAAGCCAAATTCAGTACCACCATTATTTAGATGTTTTTTTAATTTATATGAAATTTGTTGAATATATTCTTCTTCTTCTGTTTTTTCTAAAACGTTTGTTTTCTTTTGATATTTAATATTTTTAATTCTTTTTTCTTCTCTAATAAATCTATTATCATATTCTAAATTAAAATCTATTTTATCATATAACTTATTTAGTTTTTCAAAATTTTTTGTTTTAGGTAAATACATATTAATTAAAAATAAATACCCCCTCTAATAGTACCGCCAAGTAAACTAAAAGAGAGGGATTTATAATACTTTAAATCTTGGCGGATTTATAAATACAAATATACATAAAATATAACAAATAAATTTTTCTTTATTATAAATATAAATAAAATTATCAACTATGAATGTTTTAAACGAAATCAAAACGTTATTGGGAATGGAGGTAAAACTCGCCCAAATGAAACTTGAAGATGGTGTTACAGTAATTGAAGCAGAAGTGTTTGAACCTGAAGCAGCCGTTTTTATTGTAAATGGCGAAGATAGAATTGCTTTGCCTGTAGGAGAATACAAACTTGAAGATGGTATGGTTTTAAAAGTTGAAGTAGAAGGTGTTATTGCTTCTATTGAAATGCCTGAAGAAGAAATGCCTGAAACTGAAACTGAAGCTCCTGAAGTAGAAGTAGAAGTTGAAGCACAAGCTGCTGCTCCTAAACGTGTAGTTGAATCAATCACTAAAGAAATGTTCTTTTCTGAAATTGAAAAACTACGTGCTGAAATTGCTGAATTAAAATCAGTAAAAGAAGAAGTACAATTAAGTGCTGAAGTTGATGTACAACCATTAACACATTCACCTGAAGTTGTATCTTCTGTTAAATTAAATAAAATATCACCTAATCGAGCAATGTCTACACAAGATATTGTAATGTCTAAACTTTTTAACTAAATATAAAAAATGGCTACTACTACTTCTATTACTTCGACCTATGCAGGCGAATTTGCAGGAAAATATATTTCTGCTGCATTACTTTCAGGTTCTACTATCGCAAATGGTGGAATCGAAGTTATGCCAAACGTAAAATACAAACAAGTAATTCAAAGAATTGCTACAGATGGTATCGTTAAAGATGCTACTTGTGATTTCGATGCTACTTCTACAGTTACTTTAACTGAAAGAATTTTACAACCAGAAGAATTCCAAGTGAATTTACAATTGTGTAAAAAAGACTTTCACCAAACTTGGGAAGCTATCACAATGGGTTATTCAGCTTTCGATAATTTGCCACCTTCATTTGCTGATTTCTTAATTTCACACGTAGCTGCTAAAGTTGCTGAAAAAACAGAGCAAAACATTTGGAAAGGTGTTAACGCTAATGCAGGTGAGTTTGCAGGCCTTGTAACATTGGCTACTGCTGATGCTACTGTTATTGACGTTGCTTCTCCTGCTTCAGGTGGTATTACTGCTGCTAACGTAATTGCTGAACTTGGAAAAGTTGTAGATGCTATTCCTGCTGCATTATACGGAAAAGAAGATTTGTATTTATACCTTTCACAATCAGCTGCACGTGCTTATGTTAGAGCATTAGGAGGATTTGGAGCTTCTGGTTTAGGTGCTAATGGTACTAACTCAATGGGTACACAATGGTGGAACAACGGAAGTTTGTCTTTTGATGGTGTAAAAATCTTCGTTGCAAACGGAATGGCTGATGATTACGTAATGGCTGCACAAAAATCTAATTTATTCTTCGGAACTGGTTTGTTATCAGACCAAAACGAAGTTCAATTAATTGATATGTCGCCAATCGATGGTTCACAAAATGTAAGAGTTGTAATGCGTTTTACTGCTACCGTTAACTACGGAATTGGAAGTGAAATTGTATTGTACACTCCTGCTGCATAATCATAACAAATAAACAAGAAAAGGGTGGTGGAATAAACACCACCTTTTTTTTTATTATTACTTAAAATAAAAAAAGATAATTAACTGATTATCAATAACTTATAAAAAAATATAAAAATGGCTTGTGATTTAACACTTGGAAGATTAGAACCCTGTAAATCAGCAGTAGGTGGCTTGAAGGCCGTTTATTTTGTGAATTGGGGTGATGCAACAGGATATACATACAACGGTACAAATACAGATGTAATTGATACTGTTACAGGTACACCTACTGCATACAAATACGAATTAAAAGGAACAAATAGTTTTGACCAAACTATAACTTCTTCACGTGAAAACGGAACTACATTTTTTGACCAAAGTTTAAAACTTCAATTGAAAAGTTTAGATGTAGTTACACACAAACAAATTAAACTACTTGCTTATGGTAGACCACAAGTAATTGTAGAAGATAACAACGGAAACTTCTTCTACTGTGGTTTAGAACACGGAATGGATGTTACCGGTGGAACTATTGTAACAGGTACTGCTATGGGTGATTTATCAGGATACACATTAGAATTAAAAGGAATGGAACGTGTACCTGCTAACTTCTTAGGTGATACTTTAGCTGATGTAGGATTTACTGTAGTTTCAGGAACTTAATTTATTCTTACAATTTAATTAAGGGTGGCAATAGCTACCCTTTTTTATTTTAAAACAATTTCGACTTTTATTTATTATTTAATAAAAAATAGAATGATAGTTTTAAAGGATTCTACATACTCACAAAATTTCAAGTTTATGCCACGTAGTTGTAATATTACTTCTATGGTGTTTAAAGATGAATTAGCGAATGTAGAACACGAAATAGAAAACCCTGTACTTGTAGTAGAAAAGTACTGGATGCAATTTCAAGAAGATTTAACGTTTGAATTTCTAATAGATGGCCGTACATATGCTTTAACTTGTTTTGATGGCGAAAACGTGGTTTATAGAGACAAAGTAATGTGTACAAATCAATCTATTTCTACTTACACAATTAATCAGGGTGTTTACGTTGCAAACGCTACATCAAATGAATTTATAATTTATGGATAATAATATTTCAATTGTTAATTTATCGGCTTATACATCTCCAGAAATTAGAGAAAGTAAAAGAAATAATTACATCGAATACGGACACGATAACAACTACTTTCAGTACTTAATAGATAGATACTTGTATAGTACTTCAAATGGTGCTATTATTACCGGTATTACTAATATGATATACGGAAAAGGCATTGGTGCATTAGATGCAAACAAAAAGCCTAATGAGTATGCACAAATGATTTCTTTAATTAAACCTGATTGTTTAAAAAAGGTAGCATTAGAACGCAAGTTATTAGGAATGGCCGCAATGCAAGTTGTTATGGAAAAGAAACAAGTAAAATCTATTTCTCACTTTCCTATGCACACTTTACGTGCTGAAAAATGCAACAAAAAAGGAGAAATTGAAAATTGGTTTTATTTTCCTGATTGGACAAAGAAAAAGCCAAGTGAAGAACCTACTAAAATTCCTGCTTTTGGTTTTGGTAATGGTAACGAAGTAGAAATTTATATCGTAAAGCCCTATGTATCAGGCTTTCACTACTATACACCCATAGATTATAGCGGTTCTTTACCATACGCCTATTTAGAAGAAACTATATCGGATTATCTAATTAACGATATTTCTAACGGATTTAGCGGAACTAAAGTTATCAATTTTAACAATGGTATTCCTTCTGAAGAAATGCGTGATAGAATA